TTATAGAATATGCAGACTACCCCCAAACCTGCTTGGTGGTTAGTCGGCCCCCCAGGCTCTGGTAAGAGTCATTGGGTTCAAGAACGAGCAAAAAAGACTGGCGCACGAATTCTTAGAATTCATGCTCGTGTTGACCGTTCATTCAGAGATGGAAGACCACTATTGTTTGCAATGCACCGCGCATCTGAGCCGACAATTGTATGGATTGAAGGCGCAGATGTGCTAACACCAGAGGCACAAGCATTCTTACGCAGAATTATTGAGACTTGTTCAAAACATGTGGAGTTTGTTCTGGAAACTCGCGATGAAACACGAATTAGTTCTCCAATTAAGTCGCGCTGTATAACTGTATATTTTGATCTTCCAGCTCCAAACCAATCTTGGAGGCGCCTTCAATATAATGAACAATTTGCAAAACTTCCGAAAAAGATGCGGGATTCTATTCTTATCACACGCGATATGGAAGAGAAATGGTTTGACGAAGCGAAGAATAATCCTGTAAGGGGGATACAAGCAGCTAGGCTACAATCATTAGACCCTGCGATTCTGCTAGAGAAGGTTCTTCAGAGATTGGATCCGTTGAAGAGAGATATGTATCGACGCGCATGGGGTACAGGCCGGTCAATATGGTGTCTTCTATCACTCGCTCTTCTAGATGCGGTTGAATAAGCATCCTATAATCAAAATCATTTCTAGATATAACCCGACATGGAAGATGGTGCGATTTCAGTATATGCGGAAGCCAAGGGGGAATATACAAAGCAATTGTGTATTTTTCTGTCAACCCCTCTTCAAAAGTTTTTTTTGAATTTGTTGGAGACTGCTAAGACAGAAGAGCCCGATAAGAAGAAGCATCTGAAGGCGTTTCAGGATTTACTGAGCCAGATTCCGGATTGGAATATTGATAAAGTTGGCCGTGAAACCACAAAGATTCAGAATGAATGTAGTTGTGATTATCTGGAAGAGCTTTTAACTGCTGTATTTATTGCGCATACAAAGGTTCTTTCTGCAATTCGTCTTACATCCAAGAATAAGTCAATACAGATAACTGTACCAAAGATTGAGCACTTTATTCATCGCACACTTTCTGAGTCTGCGCGTCGCATTTGGGGCTCAGTATATTTATTTGCTGATGGACAATCATCGCTTGATAGACAGAAGAATCTACGACAGCTTGAGGCATTACTACATGAGTGTGTCCAGCAAGCAGTGAGGAGCTTATTACCGGTGAAGAGCCTACTCCGAGATTATCTGGCTGAGCCGGATGAAAATGACGAAAAGGAAGTTGCTGCGGCAATAAAGGAAGAGGCTGCAGCGGCTGCTGAGGATGATGCTCCTGTTGTGGTTCCTCCTGTTGTTGAACCAGTCACTATTGTAGAGGCAGCGCCAGCTATTCCTACACCAGAACCAGCTATTCCTACACCAGAACCAACTGTTCCTGCAGTGGCTACACCAGAACCAACTGTTCCTGCAGTGGCTACATCAGAACCAACTGTTCCTACAGTAGAACCAACCACCCCTGTTCCTCCTCAAACAATTGTTGTTGATACTGAGCAATCAGTTCATTTCAATGATTATGACACTGTCTATAGTGCAAATAATCCAAACAAGACTGAGATTGTTTATGAGCCCAAAAATAATGATGATGAAGATGATGTAAATGATAGTATCCGCATTTTAGAGGAAATACAAAATTTATCAACAAATGATTTTGAAGACCTTGACGCGCCACCTCGTACAGCGAGTCCCTTACAATATGAGGAACTATAAGCCGCAGTTTTTTTTGCAATTTTTTTGTAAGCCTCAAAAGTAATGTCAAATCTATTTACACCTACGGCGGCAATTGTTCTTTTACTAGGTGCGTCTTTTATTGCCGGCATTGGTGCAGTCGCAAATTATGCTACAAAAACCGAAGGAAATACTATTACAGTTAAGAGTGTTGTGCGTGATTTCCTTATAGGGATTATTTTAACATCTGTTATATGGATGTTTGTACCTGAGTCATTTAGCTCAATTGGCGAAATGATGGAGTCAGTTGCTTCTACTATTGCATCACCTATGGAGGCTATGGGCGGCGGTGGTAGTGGAAATGGCAGTGGCGGTGACCTAGACCTTCATGTAGGGCCTCCATCATTCTAGAGTGTTCCCACTTTGTAATTTCTAAATTTAGAGTTTAATAAAAACTAAATTTAGAAAAACTCACCAAGGCTCTAAACAAATAGCGGATATACTGTCACACCACTAGGTACTACACCAGTATATTTAAACTTCTCAAAAATTGGCTTGCGTAACTGGTCTTTTGGCACAGCATTCTTACAATTAGCAGCAATATGCTTATATAAATCAAATCCAGGGAATCGCTCTTCTCCATTTTCACTTTTCAAAATATTATGCCCTTTTATATCAAGCATCCATGTCCATAGAAGATTATAAAGAGGTGATATCGTCTCTTTCACAGTCCAATCCCCTTCTTTACTTAGCACAGTTGTAGGTCCACTGGTAACAACTTTTACAGCTGGCGGCTCTTCATAGAGAGTATCAAAAATACTGACTGCTAGCCGCGCTAAATCAAACGACTGATTTGGTGTTATTGCAGCTTCTTTAGGATCACGAATGGACCCAAAATTGTATTGACCTGCCGCATCATTCCCTTCATGGAAGTCGTCGCTAATAATAGATTGATTCTCAACTCGTAAAATAGCGCGACCAAAATCAATAACACGGAATATCTTACCAAATGTGGGGACTTTCCATATTTGATTATCCTTTGTGCGATAATATATGAATTCGTCTGTTGTGCTTGAATATAGTATATTATTTCCGTGTAAATCGTTGTGATATAATTCAATAAAACTGAAAGCCTGGATTAATGCACAGATAATCTGCCACATCCATGCAGTCCATTTAGATTCATCATATGTATCTTCTCCAAGAAGACTATCAATTGACTCTTCCATCTTTTCCATAAAGATTAACATAACAGGCATGCCAGTGAACTCAGCAAAAATATCATAACCATCCATCTCACTAGAAGCCTCGCTTCCACTCTGTAGAGTTTGATTAGACGGGCTTATACGAAGTATAGATTGCACTGAAGCTGAATTTGTACTGAAAGAGCCAACTGATTCTAATTCCACTTCTCTGTCGCCATTTGAATTGTTATCACCAATAGCCTCAAGAATCTCTTCATCATCGTCATCATCAATAAGGTCTGCTTCATCAGGCTTCAATAGAAATGGTGCAACTTCATTCTCATTTAGAAATCTCTTATGTTCATGGGAAAAAATGCGTATCTTAAAATGATTGCTCTCATATTGCTTCCAGAACCACTTTGTATTTCTGTAACTTTGATAGTCATCATTCATGTTATAACAATATTTCTCGGCTTTTGCACACATTGCTCCATAATATTTAATAAAGTGTGGTGATAGATTCTGTTCAGAAAGTTGACTCAAGAGACTCACTGTAAGGGCATCAACATATGCTTGATTCTCTTCACATTGTAACTTATCTACAACTGTGCCCCAACCATCTTGGAGCCCAGGCATACACGCATCTTGTGGAAATGAATAATTTCCTTGAATCCAATCTGATGGATTCAATAAATGAATAACTTTTACATATACATTATCATCATCGCCTTCAGGAAAAGGCGTTGTTGCACAAAGTCCAGATTTGTAGGATATTGGGCAAGACGGTGCTGCGCCCTCCGTGCCACCACGAAATCTCTCCAAAAGAGGAAAATACGCTTGAAAATTACTATAAGTCGCGCTTAATTCTTCAAGAACCTTAGAAGGAATATTTACATTATTAATATTGACGCGAGCTCGTTGGAACCCGGAATCCTTTGTCGCCATTTGCACAACCTTCTTCTTGTTTCGTCCCATGGAACTTCTGTTTTGGCAAAACGACTAAATATATAGGCTAAAGACGCGTAAGCGTAAGCCCTTTTTGAAAGTATATAATTAATAGTTAATTATGGCTACGACAAAACTTGAAGTAGGTATCAAAAAATTCGACATGAAGAAGATTCAGCAAGATGCTGTATGTATTTTCATCGGTCGCCGACGCACTGGTAAATCAACACTTGTAAGGGACTTGCTATTTCATCATCAAAATATGCCTCTTGGAACAGTTATTAGTGGAACAGAAGAGAGTAACAGTTATTATGGAAAAATGATTCCACCTATTTTTATTCACGGAGAGATGTCTCCTGTAATTCTTGAGAACTATGTGAAGCGCCAGAAGCAAATTATGAAGAAGATTCAAGAAGATATTGCTGTTGGAGTTGTTTCGAAGAGAGATCCAAGGTCTTTCTTAATTTTAGATGATTGTATGTACGATGACAGTTGGACACATGACAAGAATATTCGCTATCTTTTTATGAATGGACGATGGCTCAAGGTATTCTTTATTATTACTATGCAGTATCCTCTTGGTATTCAGCCTTCATTGCGAACAAATGTAGATTATGTATTTATTCTGCGCGAGCCTTACATAAGTAATAGAAAGCGCATTTATGATAATTATGCGTCAGCCTTCCCATCATTTGAGTTCTTCTGCCAGATGATGGACCAGTGCACAGAGGACTATGGTTGCATTATTATTGATAACACAACACAGAGTTCGAAGTTAGAAGACACCGTTTATTGGTATAAAGCAGAAATTCATCCTGATTTTAAGATTGGCGCACCAGAGTTGTGGAAGTTTTCTCAGCAAAATCTGAGAAATGGAGAAGATGAGGGAATGAACCAATATGATCCAAATTCCGCCAAAAAGCTGAAGGGTCCTGCTATTCAAATTAGGAAGTACTAACGAAATACAGATTCCCATTCTTGAGTCACATTTTCACGAATTGTTTGAGATACTGCGTGTGCTTCTTTAATTAATTGATTATAATTTACACCTAAGATACGCCCTGCAATATCCTCAATACTATCAAATGTTATAATAGATTTCATATTTCCCTGATAGAAGTCTGCTTTCTGAATCCATCTATCAATAATTGCAGGATCTCGCCCATTTTCCCAATCAATCTTATTAGGCACATCCTCATCAAATACAGTCCATGATAACTCATTGGGCTCATTTGGAGCAGACCAGAGTTTCTTCAGAAGTTTGGGACTTGGAACCCACACAGGAATTGCTGCGCCTGTTTGCTCAAAAATAGACATTGTACTAATATTGTAAGGGATATGAATAATAGCGGTGTAAGCATCAAGATAGCCTTCAGGTAAATAGTTACCGCGTTGTGAAATTAATATTGCTTGTGATTCAATAATTTGTCCATATTGTGTGTATAATCGTAGGTAAAGATCTTTCATAAACATAGAGGTTTCCTCCTTAATAAGAACTTGGCGAGGGTCCCAAATTAAGAATCGAGATGATTCTGGGCTTTTTATACGAATGCGATATGGACTTTCACATTGAGATGGGATGTAGCGGGTCTGTTCAGGACTAATACGCGGAAAATATGATTTAAAATATCCTTGGTCTCCAAGATTATTACTAATCACCATCAGGCGTTTTGCTTCAAATAATTTATTAATTTCAGTAATTAAGTATTCATGTTTAGGGGTATTTGTAATCCAATTATTTCCAAATCGTGTAGAATTAATATGAAAATGTGGAAGACCCAGATCCTTCAAACGATATGCAGTAATAAGTGAATGCGATGTTAATACACCATCATACTTCTGAGAAAGAATACGAGCCTTAAATGCACTATCAAGTGGCATATTATAAGGAATATCATAAATTGTTGGAGAATTCATAAATGGCGGCTCTTGTGATGGGATTGCATCATTAATAGGAGGACGACGATCCGCAAGCCATGTAAAATCAACATGAATTCCAAGAGGGCGAAGAATACGTTTGGCATAGAAAATAACAGAAGGGTGATGATCGAGAGCAAATAATTTTAACGCTGGCCGATTTGATTTCCACATCCAGAGTTTCCATTCTCCAAAATTAACACTTCTATATTCACCGCGTATGCTCCAAAACCCACTTAGTGTATTATTCGGATTATGAACCGCCTCCAGCAAAAGTGCGTCAAATGGACCGCGCTCCATCCAGAGCTGAACTCGTTCAGATGACATTGGTATAATGCGACAACGAGCTTCGTCCGGTAAACCAGCTTGTAACTTATCAGGTTCTGTATATCCAAACCATAGCTGTCTAGGCCTCTTGGGATTACTTTGAGTTGCCCACACCGCAATCTGAAAAATCTTATCATAGAGATTTCCTAAATATGGAATTCCAAGTTCCTCAATCTCATTTTCTATAAGAATATTTTTAAGAATTTCAATATTCATTGGTCTAAATAATTAATATAATTAGATATTTAGACTCTAATTATGTCATCTGATGCAAAACAGTGTCCTTGGTGCCAGAGATGGTGCCTCAAAGATGATGCGTGTAACTATATTTTTGCGTGTGGCCTCACAAAGGAACGCTTTATAGTGGGAGCAGGATGCGGCAACTCTTGGTGTTGGCAATGTGGGAAGAAGTTCTGCGGCCCTTATTATAATCCCATAACTGGAGCAAAGGCTCTAACAGCGAAAGAACAGCATGATGCTAACTGTTGTAAAGGTGATAATACTGCATATTGTTGTGGAGGACACAATAGTCATTGTGATAAACGATGGGATTAAAAAGTAAAAATCTATTAAATAATTAGTAGATGTCTAAAGTTATTATTATAGCGCTTCTTATTATTTTTGGGGCTATTATATATGAAACACTTTTCTCAAAAAGTGAAGAGGGATTTCAGGTTATGAAAAATCAATGTGGAGTTGGCATTCAGAGTTGTCCGGCTGGGACGCGATGTATTAATGGCTACTGTTATAGTAGCGAGCCTCCGCATTTGCCTCCAGTAACAGATCTACCGATTCGTCCAGTTGGTCGTGTGTATTAAAACCTCCTGTCTAAGAAGAAATAATGGCTCGCGGTGTAGCTCAATATAGTTTACTTGGTCTTGCGGTTGTCTTTGTATTATTAATTGCTCTGCTACCCATTACACGAAGTATGCTTGGTCGTTATGCACCAAGCAGAAGCGGCCTAGCCGGATTCATGGACATGTCCTGTAAGGATTATGCAACACCTTGCCCAGAGGGTTACTTTTGCCAGCAAGAGAAGTGTACCTCTATTTACCCTCGCGTATAATGAGCCTAGGAATACAATTATTCTAAATTTAAGATCATTATGATTCTAAATTTAGATTTGCGCATAGAATACTCTTAAGCACTATCAGTCACCTTTGCCGCGGCTTCCATCTTCCGCTGAAGAGCAAGATCAGCAGGACCCTCAAATATAGTATTTGTTGCAGTCGTCGCAGACTCAGTTTCATTGGGCTGCAGAGACATATTGAATACAGACTTCTCATTCTTCGCAGTCTTCGCCTGGGGGTTCTGGCGATAGAACTCGTCGCGGTCATCCTCATTCTTGTTGTAATTCTTCATGAGGGTGTTGAGCTGCTCCTCTGCGTACTCTTGCTCGGCAATCTCGTGGGGAGAAGGGTCCCAAGGGAGCCACTTACCAACCTCGCCAAGAAGAATATTATGCCGCTGATCGGCACGCTGGAGCTTCTTGGCACGAGCAGTAGCCTCTTCAGCGCTACCCCACACGCCACGAACCTTGAGCCCACGCATGCTGGTCTGGAAGTTATTCTTTGTGTAGAATGCATCCTCCAGCTCCTTCTGGCGACGATAGAGGAAATCATCATAAGCCTCCTTGAGAACAGTTGTGCTCAGCTCCTTCTGGTTGTTCTTAATATATGCGTGGTAAGTATCAAGAATCTCCTCAATACGGAATGCACGCGCCGACTCGCGGCACTGTAGTGATGCACCACTGAGATCGAGCGCCTCTAGACGAACCGCTTCCGTCTCAAGAGTCTTCTTGATACCAAGCACAGTCTCCGCCAGATACTTCTCTAGATTCTTTGTCTTCCAATTAATCTCATAGTCGGCAAGGAACTTCTCGAAAAAGAAGAGGTCCTTCTTCGCAAGAACCTTCTCCGGTGAAAGGAACGAAAGAAGAACAAACTTCTGACCAGGAATCTCCTGATCCTCTGTAAGGAAATCAACATTATCATCTACAGGCTTCGAGCTCATTTGCTGTAATATATGAATTAATATACGAAGTCTTTACGCACTTATTTTCTTTCTTATAAATATAAGCATAAATGGACGGTTATTTTGGTGAAATGGTTACTCGTGCTATCAAGTATTTAATTGAGGGCCTCGCCATTGCGGCGGCGGCTGTGTTCATCCCTCGCAAGGCGCTCCCTCTAGATGAGGTTGCGTCCCTTGCGCTCCTCGCGGCGGCGGTGTTCGCCATCCTGGATGTATTTGCCCCCTCCGTTGGTGTTACGGCTCGCCAGGGTGCCGGCTTCGGTCTCGGTGCCAACCTGGTTGGTTTCCCCATGCGCGGTTAGATAGTTTAGCTTTATAGTTATATAGTTATGTTCATTCTTTTTTGAGAATCTTATAGATTTTTAAAAAAAACAAAAACATACAAAGAGTAGATATAAGAAATGGGAGCAATTAAAGATGCATTTAAATTCAGTTTCGGAGCATCACTTGGCTACATAGCAGTTCGCATAATTGCTATAGCTCTTGGCTTAGCATTTCTTTTACCTGGTATAGCCCTTATGAAGAGTGGAGATGATAAGAATGGTGATAAAACTATGAAATACTATTTTGGTATTGTATTAGCTATTATTGGTGGTATCATATTATTATCATCTATGAGTTTTATAGTTGGTTTGGGAGATTTGGGAGACGCAATGGATATGTTTGACCTCTTCTAAAAAATTGATAATTAATTCCCCATAATATAAGCTAGGTATAAAATGATAAAAACTCTAGAACAGTATGAAGCCCAATATGAATTAATCAATAATATTCTTAATATTATTGATGAACACAAAGATACAAATAAAGAATTCATTAATAAGATTCACACTTTAAAGAGAATAATTGCAAAGGATATTCAGACGCTAAGATATAAGGAGCGAGAGAAAGATTTACATACACTAGTTGAAACTCTTCGCGATATTGACAACTCAGATTTACCAGATGAGTATGACTATATTCTTAATAGCGTAACAAATGATTATTATTCTATCATTATTAAAAAAGCAATCAATAAAGCGGATGGAGCTCTTATAGATGATGAAGGCCACCCTATTTGGGAGTTTCATGACTTCTTGGGTGAGAATGGATTTCATGTATTTCCAGGAGAAAAAGACAGATTCGGATGGCTTACTGGGTGTATTCAGACAAAGAAGGGATATATTGTGTATGGATAAATTTAAATACTCCGGATAAATTCCCATGCCATGTCTTGGCAGATCAGCTGCCATATCTTATCTTGTTGATAGAGTTTATCACGATTTTTTAGCAGCGGAAAGCAAGGTAAAAACTCATCCAACTCGAGCAATTCACAGAATTTATAGAGAACATAGTGGTATGATAAGAAATTACTGCGAGTTTTTGGACAATGCCGCTGGAAAGATGGCTGAATCTCTTTGAACATATGGCGCAGCTTTTCCTCAGTCTCTCGGCTCATAATGGGGGCATTTTTCCCATTGAGACGATAAATGATTGTAGGGATGTGCTCATAATACTTATTATATTTTAGTTTCCGCAGAATCTCACGAAGTTTAATAATTTTAATACCAGTCATATCGGTGATTCGCTCCTTTTTCAGCTCTAGCAGAATATTATCAAACACATCAGCTGGAATTTCTGTGCTCTCTTTTGCTTGGAATTGTGCAAGTAGTTCGTTAAAGTGATTAATTCTTTTATAGGCATAATAACTTGTTTCACGAGGAGGATCCTTATAGGATGGTCTGTCACTATCCATCAGAATAAACTCTTGATTTCCACATTCAGGGCAATTATATACAGCCTCATTTGAAGAGAAAATCATCTCTTCTCCACAATTCTTACAATCTCCTGTTGTTTCATCAATCTCAGATTGAGCCTTCTTCATATAATTCGGATCTACAATTTGGAGATATTGCTCAAGAAGTACCTCGCGCCCATGTGCAACAGATCCATGTGTCTTTACAACAGGAACCTCCGCTTCCATTGTCCCATCCTTAATGGCAGCCTCTGTAAGGACAGATAAGATATTTCCCGGTTTTATTTTATTATTTTTGGGAGCATCAATTATTTCTCCAGATGCGATTCGTTCTTGTAAATCGTAATAATCGAATAAAATACCGCCAGTTTTTAAGAAATAATCATAAATTGGCTGATCCTTATTTAATTTATAAATTTCCTTTTCAACTAAATCTAAACGTTGTTCATATTGCCCTACAAGGATTTCATCATTTGTATTTTCAATCAGATTTTCAATTCCATCTCGTTCCATAATAAGCCCAGATATATCTTGAACTTTGTGCTTTATAGAATTAAATTGATGTTTATGATATAAATCAAGAGTTGTTCTCTCTTCTGGAGCAGAGCGTTTAACAGGTTTTAGTTTAAACATTGATGACGAATCGTCTTTTCCATATAGATTGAACGTTGAAGACATATTATTATATATGTTTTTTTTTCTATTTAAATCCTGGCTACAAACTAATACTAATGACAGCCCCACGAATCAAGACAATCACAATTGATTCAGAAGAATCACACACAGAGCTCTGTGATTTTGGAAATATGTCAGATAAATCACCGTATAATATTGTTACACATTTTCATAAGCATCCTTATACACCAATTTATTCACTATTGTTAGGCCCTCTGAGAAATAAGCCAATCACTTTTTGTGAAATTGGGATAGCAGGTGGATATTCTATTAAAATGTGGCGAGATTATTTTTGTAAAGAGACTAAAATAGTCGCAATGGATTATGCTCCAAATCTAATAGCACGCGTTGAAGAAGCTAGATTTCCAAATGTAATTACAGCTTTAATGGATGTGTCAAGTGAAGAAGTGATTGAAACAAACTTTCATACTCTTGGTTTGACATATGATATTATTCTAGATGATTCTGATCATCTTTTTGATAGTCATGTTCGCCTTGTAAAGAAGGCAACACAATTTCTGAAGCCAGGAGAGCCGTTGAAGGGGTTCTCAATGGACTCCATCGCATAGTTGGTGTGGCGGCG